CGTATGGCGAAGACGAAGAAGTTTGCTGGGTGGCTGGCATGATCCCTAACCCTATTATGCTATACGCAGCGGCAGGCGCTCTCATTGTTGGTGCAGCCGCAGGGTACAAGGTCCGCGACTGGCAGTGTGACGCAGCGTACGCAAAGGCTATGGAAAAGGCTGAGAAGCAGCGCGTCAAAAAGCAAGAGGTGGTAGATGTTATTTCACAAACGTACGAGGCCCAACGCGATAAAGCCAATGGGGTGGCGACCGAGAGAACCTATACCATTCGCGAAATATACAAAACGGCTCCTGCCGTTCCTGTTGATTGTGCCGCTCCTGATGCTGTGCGTAAGCTGCTCGAAAGCGGTATCCGTGACGCCAATGCCGCGTCCGCCGGCGAACCTAGCGTCGAAGTGTCCGGCGCTTCAGAACCCGCCGCTGGTACTGCTCGACCCTGAGCGGGCGCTCTGGGAAGCGGACATGATTGCAAAATACGCGGATTGTAGTGTAAAACACCGCTTGACGGTAAAAGCGTGGGAAGACGCGGTAGCTATAAAATGATCCTTGGCGACGCGTAATCTGCTATTGTAACTTCTGACCGGAAGGAGGGTCACTGATGTTCGGTTTCTCTCCTTTTGCTTCTTCCGCCTTTGCGGACATTAAAGACACCAACCGGGTTTTGGTTGAGTTAACCGGTGTGTCTGCTGAAGCCATCGACGATGGCGTAGGCGTTTCTGCTAGCGGCAGCATCTCAATCCCCGTCTTCGAAGACCCGGTAGCGGGTCTAGTCGGCACCGTCGCTATCGCCGCAAAGAATAATGTCGTCCTCACTGGCGTAGCAGCTTCTGGTGCAGTCGGCACGGTGTCCGTGCGGGCACTGGCTAATGTCGTTGCTACCGGCGTATCCGCCTCCGGGGCTATCGGCACGGTCGCCACCTCGCTGGGTGTCGGCGTATTCCCAACTGGCGTCTCCGCAACCGGCGAGATCGGCACGGCTGATGCGCGGTCGATTGTCAGCGTATCTCTCACGGGTGTCGAGGCTAGCGGCCTTACTGGTACTGCGGTCGTCACTGGCACAGCTAACTTCTCCATCACCGGAGTGGGAGCCACTGGCGAGATCGGCACCGTGGTTGCCCGTGCTGCAACTAACGTACCTGTCACCGGCGTAGAGGCCCAAGGTGCGGTTGGCACGGTCGCTGTACCCGCAAACGCGCGAGTCGTAGTCACTGGCGTCAACGCCTCAATCCAGCTTGATAGCGTCATCGTCCGCATCCCGAAGGACGTGCCGGTCACAGGGGTAAGCGCTACCGGTGCAGTTACTGCGCCTACCGTCGTAGGCAGTTCCAAAGTCTTTCTGGTTGGTGTACAAGCGGTCGGAAGGGTCACCACGCCGCTTGTCTGGGGTGTCATCAACGACAACCAGAACGCTAACTGGGTACCGGTCAATGATTCACAGGCGAGTAGTTGGGCCGCGATTAACGATAGCCAGAGTCCGGGTTGGGTAGATGTCAACGATACCCAGACAGGCAATTGGGTTCAGGTGAACGACGGGAATACCGTCGTCTGGGTACAGATACCAACGTAAGGGACGAACATGCCTAGTACGTATAGCAACCTCAAAATCCAGCTGATGCAGACGGGTGAGAACACCACCACGTGGGGCGACGTCACCAATACCAACCTTGGTACAGCCATTGAAGAAGCTATTGCGGGTACTTCGGACCCTATCTCCTTCTCTAGCGCCAACGTGACGATTACGCTGACAAATACAAACGGCCCACAAAATGCGCGTAACGTACGCCTCAATCTGACGGGTACTGCCACTGCGGGTTATAACCTCATCGTCCCGGCGATTGAGAAACCGTATATCATCAACAATGGCACTGACGGCACCATCACCGTCAAGAACACGACAGGAACCGGCATCGCTGTCCCTGCCGGTAAGACCATGTGGGTCTACAATAATGGTACAAACGTCGTAGATGTAACTACTCACCTCACGTCGCTTACGCTTGGTTCAGCTCTCCCGGTCGCGTCCGGTGGTACCGGCGTGACTACTTCGACCGGCACTGGCTCTGTAGTTCTATCCGCGTCACCGTCGTTTACTGGTACCACAAACTTTGGACCTTCCATTGTAACCGGTACCGGGCTTACGACTGGAGATGCTCAACTTGAACTTGGTGCCAACCGCACCGGTTCTGGCCTTGCATATATCGACCTTCACGCCATTTCTGGTGGTGACTTCCAAGCTCGCCTCGTCCGTTACGGTGGTGCCAACGGCGGCCTCGACCTCATCCAGTCTGGCACTGGCGGTATAGTCATCACCAACGAGGGCAGCGCCGACACCGTACTTAAAACCAACGCCAGCGAACGCATGCGAATTACCGCCGCAGGCAACGTCGGCATTGGGACGGCCACGCCGCAAGGCTTGCTCCACGTTTTGGCCGGAGCGAGCAACAGTGTTCTTATTCGCGGCCCTATCAACCTCGGAACCGGCGGCTCTATTTACGCTGTCAACTCTACAAATAGCGCCACCACCCCGTTGGAGTTTGGAGCTTCGGTCTACTCGTTTAGCGGTGGCAGCGTCGGAATCGGAACAACTTCGCCGTCCACGACCCTCCAAGTTGTTGGCACCGTTACCGCTACGGCGTTCACTGGTGATGGTACGGGTTTGACCGGTACCGCGTCTAGCCTTTCAATTGGGGGCAACGCGGACACCGTGACCAACGGCGTCTACACGACCGGAAACCAGACCATCGGCGGCACCAAGACCTTCAGCAGCACGATCCTGCTGGCGGACGGTGGTTTTATGTTTGCCAGCGACGGCGCGCAGGACACGGGGATTAGCTGGGCCTCGGACGGTGTGATGAACGTCCGGTCGAACGCTGTGACTGTTGGCCAGTTCAACAACCTCGGGTTCACCGGTAACGCGGCCAACGTCTACGGCACGGTTGCTATCGCTAATGGTGGTACGGGTGGGACTACGCAAGGCGCTGCGCAGACCGCGCTTGATGTCCCTTCGCGTGGCGGTTCCGGCGCGTCGGGTACGTGGGGTATCAACATCAGCGGGAACGCCGCAACGGCTACCTCTGCTACTACGGCTACCAGCGCAACTACGGCTACGTCGGCCACAACGGCTGGGTCTGTTACCAACGCCGTAACCTTCACCAACACAGGTGGCGCAGCGGCTGGGACGACGTTCAACGGATCGGCAGCGCGCACAATTGACTATAGCACCGTTGGAGCGCCTAAGGCTGATGGTACAGGTGCATCTGGCACTTGGGGTATCAACATCAGCGGTAACGCCGCAACGGCTACCTCTGCTACTACGGCTACCTCTGCTACTACGGCTACCTCTGCTACTACGGCTACCACGGCAGGCTCTGTCACAAACGCGGTAACTTTCAATAACAGCGGCTCGGGCGCTGCGTCTGGGACGACGTTCAACGGCTCCGCCGCCCAGACAATTAGCTACAACACATTGGGGGCCACTACGGTTGGGGGTAATATGTTCACCCTAGCCAACCCCAGCGCGGTCACGTTCCCACGCTTCAATGCGGATAACACGGTCTCTGCGCTGGACGCCGCCTCGTTCCGTACTGCAATCGGCGCGGGCACGGTCACCTCTGTCAGCGGCAGTGGTTCGGTCAATGGCCTGTCTCTCTCCGGCACGGTTAGCAGCACCGGCAACATCACACTGAGTGGCAGCGTCACCTCGGTGGCTACAACGGCGACCATTGATGGCGTCACCATCGGGTATCGTAGCATCCCCCGCTCGACCACGAGCGGCACCGCAGTGGTGGGTGACGTTGGTAAGTGCATCGCGGTCACCGCTGGTATTACGATCCCGAACAGCACCTTCGCTGCTGGGGACGCCATCTCTATCTACAACGATAGCGGGTCAGCCATTACGATCACGGCAGGAGTGACTACTCTGCGTCAGGCTGGCACTGGCAACACAGGCAACCGTACGCTGGCCGCGCGCGGCATGGCTACCGTTTGGTTCAATAGCGCAACCGAGGCGGTCATCTCCGGCGCGGGGGTCAACTAATGAGCGGCATCCAAATGGCATTGTTGGGGACGGCCCAAGGGGCGTTGATTACCTTAGGTTTCGACGCTAACTTCGACATGATCTCCGACGGGACTACCTCACAGCTACTCTTCTTTACCTTGGGGACTGATGCTACCGTAAACACAGTAGCGGAGACCATAACCTCGGCAGCGACCCGTTGGGGTTCGCCTACTACTGTCGGTATCGGAAGCGATTTTGAGGTGCGGCTGGAAGTCTCAAATTTGGTCGTTGAGGCGAGCGAACCCACATTGGTCCAGTTTGCGGGGGTCAACGTCACCAGCGTCGGAAACACGGCGTACTACGCGCTGTCGTCAGCGCGCTCCCTTGTGGTGCAATCTATAAAGCCTACTGTGGGAAGTAGCGACTACACGTTTATAAGCGGCACGGTACGCATCCGAGCGATTGCCAACACCGCCAACGAAACTACCGCGACATTCAGTCTTACCGCTTTCTCAGACGTGTAAGGGGGTATCTAATGGCTCTCCCCTCCAGCGGCCCGCTAACACTGGCCAACATCCAGACTGAGTTCGGGGGTAGCAACCCGATCTCTCTGAACGAGTATTACGCTGGGGGCGGTCTAGTTCCTGCGGGCACCAGCGGCACCTATGGGGCCGTGCCGTCAAGCGGCACGATCAGCATCCGCAACTTCTACGGCACGTCAAACATAGTGATCCAGCTTACCACCCCACGTACTATATCTTATACCTCTGGTGGTATTCTCTCCGCGCAAGCGGGTTATGGCCTAGACCCTGATAGCTACGTGTATACAGCCGCTAATTTTAGCGGTTCGTACACTCAATCTGAACAGTGGGATAGCGTTCCAGCTACGACAGGTAATTATCAAGTTCGAGCTACACTTAACTCAGGCAGTACCCCAACTGGTAGCGCCCTCAGTACATGGCTTACTGTATCTAGCTTTAGGTCTTGGTTGTTAAACGCATCTCCGGGTAACTTCCTGACTTGCAACTTGACCATAGAAGTCAGAGACACCGCAACTAGCACTGTACGGGCGACTGCTTCAGTAACCCTTACCGCAGATGCTACCTAACGGAGTTCTTGAATGCCCTTCATCAAGCTCCAGTTTAAGCCGGGTGTAAACCGCGACCAGACCGACTACTCCAACGAGGGTGGTTGGTACGAGTGCGACAAGATCAGGTTTCGCTCCGGGTACCCGGAGAAAATTGGCGGCTGGATTAAGGCTACCCCGACTGCGTTTGACGGCGTGTGCCGCCAGATGTGGAACTGGATCACGACGTTCAACGACAACCTGCTTGCCCTTGGCACCGATACCAAGGTGTACATCGAGGAGGGGGGTTACTACTACGACATTACCCCGTTCGGTGAAGCGCTCGCGGGGTCGAACACCTTTGCGGTAACTAACACCCTTGCCGTAGTCACGGTCACCACGACCACTGCACTCCCATCTTGGCTGGTGACAGGCGAACCCGTCCTCGTTGCCGGGTTCGCGTCTGCCCTTGGCGGCATCCCCATCACCGAGCTTAACGGCACCCACATAATCACTAAGCTCGGAGCAAACAGCTTTACGTTCACCGTTGCTACTCCTGCGTCCTCAACCACTTCGGTCAGCGGTGCTGGCTACACAGTGCGGGCTGAGATCGAGCCGGGTAACGCAATTACCATTGCCGGCCTAGGCTGGGGTGTGGGCGCGTGGGGACGTGACGCTTGGGGTTTGGGGAGCACCACAGGCGGTATCAACCTCCCTCAACGTGACTGGTGGTTTGACAACTTCGACAACGACCTTGCGATGAATATCCGCAACGGTGCACCCTACTGGTGGGTTCGCGGGTCAACGGATGACCCGTCTACTTCGCTGGCTACGCACGCTATTACACTGCAAGACTATGCGACTGGGGAGGGCTACACGGCTTCCTCGGTACCCGTGCGGGTTATGCAGCTGCTGGTATCGCAGCAGGACAAGCATCTCCTTGCCTTTGGTGCGGTACCCTTCGGTTCAACTAGCGAAGCCGACTTCGACCCGTTGCTTATCCGCTGGGCCGACCAAGATACTCCGGGTGACTGGACCCCGAGCCAGACCAACACCGCTGGTGATCTACGCGTCTCACGCGGTTCCCGTATCGTGCGCGCCCTGCCTACCCGGCAGGAAATCTTGGTTTGGACCGACACCAACCTCTACACGCTTCAGTTCCTCGGTACGACCGATGTCTTCGGGCTTCAGGAATACGCAGACAACATCTCGATTGCCTCCTCGCGTGCGGTGGCTTCGGCTGCCAACATCACCTACTGGATGGGCCAAGATAAGTTCTACGCCTACACGGGTCGCGTCGAGACGCTGCCCTGCACCCTGCGCAACCACGTCTTCAAGAACATCAATTACGAACAATTTGACCAGATTATCTGCGGCACCAACGAGCAGTGGAACGAAGTCTGGTGGTTCTACCCCACGGCGCTGAGCGACTATAATAACGCCTACGTGGTCTATAACCATCTTGAGCGCATCTGGTACTACGGCACTATCGACCGCACGGCTTGGCTTGACACTCCGCTCCGCCCGTACCCACAGGCTGCTAACACCCCCGTGTCAGTCGATGGGGGCGTCGTCACCACGGGCGATGGCTACCTCTATTACCACGAAGCCGGCGTGGACGACGATGTTGATCCGATGATTAGCTATATCCAGTCGTCGGACTTTGACCTTGATGACGGCGACCAGTTCATGCTGACGCGCCGTATCCTCCCTGACATCGGGTTTGATGGTTCGACAATCGGCATAGAGCCAGAGGTCACTCTACAGGTGCGCCCGCGCAACTTCCCCGGCAGTACGTTCAGCGCAGACGCTGCGGATACTCAGCGCGTCATCGAGACTTCGATTGGCGTCTATACCGATCAGGTCTTTGTCCGTGCCCGCGCCCGCCAGATGGCGCTTAAAGTGCGTTCCGACCAACTCGGTGTGCAGTGGCAGCTTGGCGCACCGCGCCTCGATGCGCGTCCTGACGGGAGGCGCTGATGGCTCTTACTAGGTTCAGAGCCGCGCCACTACCCAACCCCCCGGCGCAGTATGACTCGCAGTACCTGCGGCAGGTTGTTCGTGTCATCGAGACTTACTTTTCCCAGTTGGACAGCAACACCCCTAACTACGCGCAGTCATACACGGCAGACACTTTTAACGGCATCGCCGCTACGAAGCAGGTCACCACGGCGGAAAAAAACGCGCTTACCCCTAGCGCAGGGTGGGTAGTATTTGATACGACGTTGGACAAGTTATGCGTCTATAGCGGGTCCGCGTGGGAGACCGTGACTTCTGTTTGAGTTGAGGCTATAAGCGTAGCCGTAAGGTAGGGACGACGGCCTATGAACGTACAGGAAATGCCGCCGGTTAGCGCATCCGCAAACAACACGTCTGTTGCGGGTCGTCCCCCCATGCTTGGTACTCCGGTGCCCGGTACCGCTGGCGGTCTTCCGGCGCA